AAAATAAAAAATTGTAATATATTTGGTAATGATTTTATTTTAGAGATACAATCTGCGGAAATAAAAACGTCTTTAGAATTAAGAGAATATATAGATAACTGGGCTAAATACCATTATTGGAGCAAAACAGAATATGAAATTGCTGTTGGTGGATTATTTAGCAAATATCCAGATGAATTTGAAAAAATAGATATATATAGGCAAATAAGAATGAATTTAGACAGAATTACAGAATATGTCAATAACAAATTACAAATAATAAAGGAGTAAATAGAATGATAATTAGTAATAAAATAAAATGTAAATTTTGCGGAGATATTATAGAGAGCAAAAATAGACATGATTTTAAATTTTGTTCTTGTGGAAAATGTGCTGTAGATGGTGGGCATGATTACTTAAAAAGAAGTTATTCAGGAGGCAATCCTGAAGAATGTTTTGAAGATTTAAGTAAAGTGATAGAAGATGAAAGAGAAATGTAAAAAATGTAAATATAAAAAGTATTATGGAAAAGATATTTTTCCTTGTACAAATTGTAAAAATCAACCGCCAGTTACTTGCTATGATTGTCGATATTCTGAGATAGGCGGAACTTATAAAAAAGGTATAAGACCTTGTAAAAATTTTGAATGGAGTTAAGAGAAAATTATGATAGTAAACAATAAAGATTTAGAAAAGTTAGAGAATTTTGGATTTAAGAAAAATCATTATGATAATTACGATATTTATTATTATACTATTGAGGAAATAGGAGATGATATTGATTGTTCTATTTTGGTTAATGATACGGATAATAATGATAATAGAGTTAGATTTATGTATTGTGACAGTTGTGATTGTACAGAAGAAGAGTGGGAGATTTTTGTATTAATAAAGATTGGCTTATTCCTGATGTAATATTTGATTTAATTGAGGCTGGAATTATAAAGAAAGGATAGAATTATGAAAATAGGAGATATTAAGAAAGTAGAAAATAAATTAGGAATTTTTACTATCAAATTGATAGAAATAATAAATAAAGATATTGGTAATTTAGATGGGGCTTTAGGAGAATTTAAAAACCTAAGGGTAGAATTTTATAAAGATGATTGGATGAGTTTGTTTGACCAGGCTAATGCAAAATATATCTATTTTGTTGAAATTCCACAATGGAATAATTATAAACCTTTAACTTATAAATTTGAAATATTACAAGATGAAGTTCCTAAGGCTGATTTTGTAAGATTGGAGGCTGAATAATTGGATATTAAAGAAAAAATAAATCAATTAAGAGAAGAAGGAAATACTATTTATTCAATTAGTAGACTTAATACTGCTGATGAATGTGGCTGGGAATATTGGCAAACTTATGTAGAACATTTAAGGGGAAAAGATAATATATATGGTTTTACTGGAACAAGAATACATAAATGCTTAGAAAACATACAAAATGGAATAAAAGTAGACTTTCCAAAAGAAGTAAATAAAATGTTAGATGAAGCTAAATTTTTAGATATAAAATTTCCAACAGAAAGTATAGAAACAAAATGGAAAAATGATATTATATCTTTTGCTCAAAATTATAAGGCACCAGTATACAATAAAGTAGAAACTGAGAAATTGTTTTTAATTGAAATAAATGGTCATTATTTACAAGGAATTATAGATTTACTTATTTATAATGAAGATGGCACTGTTTCTATTAGAGATTATAAAACTAGTAGTAAATTTACAAATGCTGATTTAGAAGAAAAAGGCAGACAATTAATTTTATATGGATTGGCTATGGAACAACTAGGATACAAAGTTAAAGATTTAGCATGGGAAATGTTAAAATATGTTGAAATTAGTTATAAATTAAAAAATGGTAATATAAGAACTACTATTGCTGAACGTGGATATATAATAGAAAAATTAAAGTCTGATATAACAAAAGAATTAAAAGCTTTAAAAAAATATAGTGAATTAGAAATAGAATTAATGGTAGAAAAAGCAATTCAAGATAACAGTTTTAAAGATTTGCCTTTATCAATTAAAGAAAAATATACTATTAAAGATTATATTTGTTATTATGACTTTACAGAAGAAAGAAAAAAAGAAACACAATCTTTTATTAATGCAAAAATAGAGGATATAGAAACTTTTGAAAATAAAAAAAGCTGGTGGGAA